AATGAAGTTGTATTTAAAGAACCATTAATAAATAATAGATGTTCTGAAAAAGTAGTTGAACCAATACTAACTTTACCAGAAGTAATTAATGTATTTGTTTGGATATTTGAGGTTGTTAAATTTGATGTTGTTATTTGATTTAAGGAAGTTAAATTTGAAGTAGTTAAATTTGAAGTAGTTAAATTTGAGGTTATTATTTGATTTAAGGAAGTTAAATTTGAGGTAGTTAAATTAGATGTTATTAAATTTTTAGAAAAAGTGGTATCGCCTGAAATTGTTCCACCTGTAATTTTAAGATAATTTGCATCTTCGCCTGTTTTTGAATATAATAATAAAATTGAATTAAAATCATTATTTGAAATATAATCTGATAAATGACTTAATGGTGTATATAATGATAATGATGTGTTTAATGATGTTGTTGTTATAAATGATGCAAAATCAATGATATTATTATTAATATATAATGAAGTTGTATTTAAAGAACCATTAATATTTAGTTTATATAAATCTGAATTAGTTGTTCCAATTCCAATTGAGCCTAAAATAGAACCACCATTAATTGATAAGTAAGAATTTGAAGCATTTATAATAGTTAAATATTTATCAATAAGATTAGAACCTCCTTCGATAATATTATTGAGACAACTAATATTATTTGAAGAATAGATTGAACCATTAACATTTAATCTATAATCAGTAATATTTGTAGAACCAATTGCTAGATTTTGAGATATTATTAAATTATTATTTATAGTTCCGCCAGTATTTTTTGATAGATATTCACTATTTGCATTTACAATTTTTAAATATTTATTTGAGATATCAATACCATTTTCAATAAAACTTATTGAATTTATTGAGGTAGTATTTATTTTTCCATCAATATTTAATTTATATATATCTGAATTAGTTGTTCCAATTCCAATAGAACCTGAAATAATTCCACCACTTTTTGATAAATAAGTATTTGATGCATTTGTTATAGTTAAATATTTATCACTAATATTAATACTATTTTCTTGTAAATTAGTGCAATTAATAATAGCCGAAGAAAATATATTTCCATTTACTGATAATTTTGAAATTAATGGTGCGTTTAATGCATAACCAATTCCAATATTTCCATTTAAATTATTATAACAATTTGCAATATTAGCATTTATTGATATATTCCAATTATTAAGATTTATCAAATCAGGTCTATTTGTAATATTATTATAATTAATATTTGTTAATAAAGAACCATTTCCTTGATAAGCAGTAGCTGTTATAGTATTTGCAACATTTAAATTTTTAGCTGTTATTGTATTACCACTATTAATATTATTTACAATATTAATATTACTAGCAACTATATTACCACCAACATTTAATTTTAATTGAGTATCACTATTTATATTTGGCAAAGCTGTACCAATCCCAACAGTTCCGCTAAAATAATAAATATTAGGCGTTGATGGTTCTTTAATCCAAATATCAGTTTTTGAATTGATATATTGTGTAATAGTAGTATTTAAACTTTCATATATATACTGTGGTATTGTTGATTGGATGTTTGCTAATGCTACCGCGTTAAAGCTTAAATTGCTATTAGCATCTATTTCAAGAGGTAATATTGCATTCAATTTTCCTTGAATATTAGTATTAATGCTATCATTTTTTACATAATTAGTTAAAATATTATTTAAAACATTAGATGATATATATAATGGAGTTAATGCTTCTTTACCATATATTTCAAGTTTAAAAATTTTAAGATTAATTAATATCCTAAATGTTTCTATTGAATAAATTAATTTATCAAAAACAAATCCAATAAGGTTATATTTCGTATCATTAAAAAAAAATCTCTCATAATAAGAATATATATCATTGACTTTAATATAATCTGTAGTTCGTAATTGTGGACTTTCATTTGATGCATATCTTAATATTATCCAATTTGCTCCATCATCATTTGAAGCATAACATCTCCATGAAGAAGGTGCGTTATAAATTTGAGTATTTAAAATATAAAATCTAAATTTAGAAAATATAAAATTAAAATTCGTAAATTTTATGATAATAAAATCACCATAAAATCTTTCAAAAGTACCATTTCCTGAATTATATATTATTGAATTTCTATCTTGTATATCAATATTAGCAGTTGTTTTGTTATACATAGTATTTTTATAATTATTTACACCCCATGAAGGATTTAGAGCTGTATTAGGATTATCATTATAATAAAATAAATTAAGTAATCTATTATTTCTATTAGTAGATGCAATACTTGAATAATATATATTATATGCGCGTGTTATTATTGAATTGTCATAATTTGTAACTGTTTCAGAAAAACTTTCATTTAAAGCATAGATATATTCATTTTGAGCTTTAATATCTCCTGTAAAATCACTATCTAAATATGTTTGTAATGTTGGAGTATTATTTGCAGAAGGATATCTTTTTTCATTTGAAAATATATTTGAATTAAATGATAACAATGATGTAACAAAATTCTCCGTTTTATTTATTGCATCATTAATATCTGATTCAACAGAATTTTTTGTTGAATATATATTATTAGCATCAGTTATAGATAAATATGATTGTAATTTATTATCAATAATAGTATTGACACTTGTATTATTTAATATTTTAATTCCATTTTCATAAATTTCACTTGCATTTAAATATCCTATAATATTTAATTTATATATATCTGCTGTTTCTTGTATTTCAGTTCCTATTGTAATATTTCCTGATGATTTAATATTTATAATATTATCTTCATCAGTATTTACATTAATTGATATTTGTTTTTTCCATATGGATGAATTATAAGTTCCCATACAAAAATTACTATCCATAAAACCTATTTTAAAACTATTTTCATTATTTATGTTTGTAATTATCATTGATGTATTATCAAATAAACCTGTTTTATGTAATATATGTAATTCTGCCTTTGGATTATCTGTATTAATACCAATTATATCTGAATGAAGTGAAATTGAATCTAAAGTATTGGTACTTATTGCATTTTGACACGTAATATTATTTCTAGTATTTAAATCATAAGTTGATATTGTTTCATTATTATTAATATTTAAACTATTAATATTATTTATTGTTATTTGTTCATCAACCGTAATATTATGAGCTGATATTAAATTTGCTTTAATATCAGTAGCTATTATATTTGTTGATAATAAATCTTTTGTTAAAATGTTTTCTTCATTATTAATAGTTTTAGAATTTAATATTTCTGCTGTAATAGAAATAGTTGACTTAATAGTTTCTGATTCAATATTTTTTGAATATATATTATTTTCAGCTATTATATTGTTTGATGAATATATCAATAAATTTGCATAAATATTTGCTAAAGATTTAAAATCATTTGTAATATTAATATTTCTTGATGTTATATTATATAATGTTTTAATATCATCTGATATAATATTTTTAGCATTTATTATATTACCATTAATATTTTTGATACTAATAATATTATTAGAACAAATAATATCAGTAGTATCAAAAAAATTAGTATAAATTGAATTAGATGATAATATACTTAATGTATTAATATTACGCGTTGCATTAATATTATTTGCATTAATATTTGCAGATGATAATAATTGTGTATTAATATCATTTGCTGTAATATTAAATAATACATTTAGATTATTTAATATATTTAAATTAGATGTAGTTAAAATATTAAATGAACCATCATTTGCATAAATATCAGTTGCATATAAATCAGATAATATTTTTACATTACCATTTATATATAATTTAGAATTAGTATCATCATTTATAGGGTCAGTTCCAATACCAATTAAACCATTTCTATCTATTTTAATATTATTTGCGATATTAAAAATATTATTGTCATCAATATTTAAATTATAATTTAGAGTATTTTTATTAAATCTTAATGATTTTTTAATTAATAAATTTGAATTAATATTAATATCTCCAGAACCATTAATAATTAATGATTCACCAGGTGCATCGGGATTAATATAAAATTGTTTTGACCAAATATTATTTGTTGTTAAATTACCAAATGCAAAATTATAATTATCATCATAACCTAATTTAAAATTTTTATTTCTAGTATCTGTTTTAGATATTACAATTGTTCCATCAATATTATCAGATGTAGAACCAATATGTAATAATCCTAATGGTCTAGATGTTCCAATACCTACTTTTGAATTAATTGGTGAATAAATATTATTATTTATATTTGTCCAACCTGATTTAGATAAATCAATATCAATTGTATTATCATTATTATGTATTAAAGGAAGTCTAAAAATCAATTTATTTAAAGTTATATTATTATAATCTAGTTCAGTTATATTTCCTCCTTTTCCTCTTAAAATTGTATTTTCTGTTAAATTTTGATTTTCTTCAACAAACTTTTGGTCTGCTATTTTATTTTCTTCTTTTAACCATGAAATAATATCTTTTTCAATGCCACCTGCGTTAATATAAATATTTGATGTTAATTTTGTATCTCCATTAACATTAAGATTAGAACCTATATTAACAGTGCTAGTATTATCAATATTTATAGAATTATTTTTCGCATCTTTATTAATTTTAAATTGCTGTGCATTATTAGTTCCAAATATGAATGTATTATTATCATAATAAAATTTAAATAAATTATTATTATTATTATCAATAATAATTGATGCATTATTATTTTTAATATGTAATGTCGCTGAAGGGTCTGTTATTCCAATTCCTATTCGTGTATTATTATTTGTATATAAAATATCTGTATTACTTGTCCATCCGCCATCAGAAAAATTTACTGAAATATTGCTATTACTTGATATGTGAATGCCTAAATTTGGAATTAATTTTAATTGAATATTTGAAGTAATATATTTTCTATCATAATATAAATTACTATTAAAACGAACAATATTACATGATAAATTATTAATATCCAATCCTGTATTTTCAATTATTACTTCTGGACCTATAAATATTAATTTATTATTAACAATATTATTATAATCAATATCTGTAATATTTTCACCCTTACCTCTTAAAATAGTATCTTTTGTAAATGAATTAATACCTCCACCACCTAATCTTATTTTAGCACTTTGACGCATAAAATATTATCTATTAAATATTAAAAATATAAATATTTAATATAAAAAAATCATATAGAAAAAAAATAAAGAAATTAGTTATTTAATATTAAAGATTTTGTATCAAATACATTAATCAATTCATTATAATATGAATTATCATCATATAGACTATGTAATTTATTATAATAACTATAAAATAGCTTAAAAAAGTATTTAAGGATTATTTTATTATCTTTAAATCTATATTCCTTAAATATATAAAATAGAGATGATAATCTGAAGATATTAGCAAGTTTTATATTTAATTTTTTATTTATTTTTATAATCTTTAAATTTATGAAATATAGATGATAATTTTGCATTGACAAAATATTTAATAAATTCTTCATTAATAATAAATGGTATATATTCTTGACGATAAAATGCAAATATGTCAATTGGAAATATTTTTTCATCATTATAATTAAATTTTACAGGATTAACAAAACTAAAATTATTAATATTATATAAAATTTTTTTATTATTATTACATTTATATATTTCAGTATAATTATCATTTGCTAAACAGTTTTTTATAAAAATATCTATTACATAAGCAAATATTATATTTAAAATCTTTGCAATAATTCTGCGATATCTTATATAATTCATTTTGATTTAAGGAACTATTTTTAATAAGTTCGTCAAATTTAATGCCAGAACATTTATGAAAGGTAATAAAATATTTATAAACTTTTGATTGTATTTTATTATAAATAATAATATCATCATTTGATAAAGAAATAAAATTATAAAAAATGATTATGTTTTATATAAAAAACTTAAAAAATAATTTAAAAAATGAATAATAAGGAATATGAAAAAGTATTAAATCAATATATTGATATTTTAATGTATGATATTCATATTAAAACTTATGAATTAAAAAAAAATAAAACTAATCCCGAACATTCAGATATTTTATTTCAAAATTATTATAAAGAAAAAATTATTGAATTTAAAAAAAATATTAATATTGCAAAGAAAATTTATTATAAATAATATTTATGATGTTGAACCAAATCCTCCATCATTTCTTAATGTTGATGAAAGATTATCATCTGTAATTTCAATCAGCGTTGAAAAGATTTGTTTGCGAACAATTAATTGACAACATTTGAATGGAAATACAATATCAGGTGCATCATCTGCAATTTTTGTTAATGCAATCATTAAATTACCTCTATAATGATTATCAATAATACCAATATTATTTGCTAAAATATATCCAAATTTGCTAATTGAACTTCTTGGAACAATTTCAGTATAATATCCCTCATCAATTTCAATTTTAATACCGGTATCATATAAAGTTGTTTTTGAATTAAAATCTTTAATTTTTTTAATGATTGTTAAATCATAGCCGGCATCTTCTTCAAAAGCTTTAGATGGAATAATAGCATCTTTATCAGTTTTATAAACTTTAATTAATGGTTTTACATAATTATTTGAAACTTTATTTTTATAATATGAATTTAATAAAGTAATATTATTATTTGAATAATAAATAATATTTAAAAATTTATTTTTGTTATATTTATTAATAAAATTGATTACTTCTTCTCCATTATCATTTTTAATAATTTCATATTTAATATCCTTCAAAATAAAATTTTTAATATCATCAAAAATATTTTTAACATTATCATGTGAAAATATTAAACCTTCATAATTAATTTCATATAAACCACGAATAAATCCTTTTTTGCATTCATCACTAAAATTATTAAAATTTTGAATTGCTGTTTCAATCGATTTCAAAATTTTATCATCATTAATATAAATAATATTAGTATCAATATTACAACAAACATTTGATAAAATAGCTTTAATATCTGTTCTATAATTCAATCCCATTACATAATTATTATTTTTACAAACTAAACCAAGAATATATGCTTTTTCATCTGTATCAATAGTATTAAAATAAGTTGTATTTATATCTCCCATTTTTTATTAATAATTATATTCAAATTATTTTTATATAAAATTAATCTAAAGGACTATCAGTAATCATCATACCACAATATTTAACTGGTGATTTTCTATAATCATATTTTATATAAACACCAATATTAATTGCCTCAATTAATAATTCTTTAAAAAATTCCCAGAATGGTTCATCATGTCCAATAGTTTCATTTCCTATATGACTTAATTCATGAATGCATACAAAAGTAAGAACATTAATATCAACTATTTTTCCATCAGTTCTAAGACATAATATTATTTCTTCGCCTTTATTAACAGTATAACTTGTATAACTTGGATTATCAATACCTTCTTTTAAAACATCGGGATTAAAATTTTTCTTTAATCTCATAACTTTAGGATTTGATGGAAATGTTTTATACATATGATTAACCAATAATATTAATTTTTCCCGCACTTGTGCAATTAAATCTGCTGCTTCTGTTGAATCATCTTTTATTTGAACATCATAATTGCGATTATCAATTTTTGAAACAATAGTTTCAATATTACTATAATAATGATATTGATAAATTAGATATATAAATACGATTGATAAAATAAGAATAGTAAAGCCTGTATTATTAAATTCCATTCTATAAATAACCTAATAAAAAATGAAATTATTAATATAAAAATAATATCAATAATAATAATCAATGAATAGTATATTAATCGACGATTTGACATCAACGGATAAAGATATAACTTATCAAATTACAGATTGGTTTATACCTGAAAATGATAAAATTCAATATGATTTTTCATCATCTGAAAAAACTAGAGAATATACAATTAATATTTATGGTAAAAATAAAGAAGGTATCAGTATTTGCACAAATGTAATTGGATTTAAACCATTCTTTTATTTGAAACCTCCTGAAACATGGGAAGAATTGAGTAATTCGGAATTTAAATTAAAAGTTCAACAATTACAATTAAAATTATTAGATGAATATTATGATTATAAATTTAAAGGTAAACCTACAAGAAAAAAAATTATTTCTAAGATGTATGAAGAACATTTATGCAAACTTGAAATTGAACGCAAAAAAGATTTCTGGGGATTTACAAATAATAAAGAATTTAGATATATTAAAATTGTTGTTAAATCATTAGGATTATTCAATTCTCTTAAATATTATTTTCAAGATTTAAAAGATGGTTTTACATTATGTGAAAGTAATATTGAACCATTTTTAAAATTTATTCATATTCAAAAGATAAAACCATGTGGATGGATTAATGTCAGAAATTATACATTAGAAAATGTTGCCGATACTCGATGTGATTATAATATTACTGCTAATTGGGATGATATCATTCCTATTGAAAATAATACTATAGCACCATTTGTTATTGCTTCATTTGATATTGAATGTTCAAGTTCTCATGGTGATTTTCCTCTTGCTATTAAAAATTATAAAAAATTAGCTCAGGATTTATGTATGCTTTCTAAAGCAAATTTAGATGATAAAAATTTAATTTCTAATATTATTAAAGCTTTTTCAGATGATGTTATTATTACAAATACATATATGATAAATAGATTATATTCAAAAACAAAATTAACGGATAAACATAAATTAAAACTCCATGAACATGAAGAAGATATCAGATTTATATTAAATAAAATGAAATCATTGACAATTGTTAATGACGATGAAGATGAAGAAATTGAAGAGGATGAAGAACCAGAAAAGAAAAATAATATTTCAGTTAAAGAAGCAAATGAAATTGAGGAAGCTTTAAATAAGAAATTATCGGATATTTTACCGGAATTAGAGGGTGATAAGATTATTCAGATTGGAACAACAGTTCATATTTATGGCAGTGATGATATTATTTATAAAAATATTATTTCTCTTGATACATGTGATGATATTGAAGATGCGACCGTTATATCATGTAAAACTGAGAAAGAATTAATATTAAAATGGAAGCGTGAATTGATGAAAATTAATCCTGATATAATTATCGGATATAATATTTGGGGTTTCGATATGGAGTATATTTGGAATAGAGCAAAAGAAGAAAATATAGTTAAAGAATTTGCAATGGGATTGGGTAAAACAATAACAAGAGAAATAACATTAATTGAGCAAAAATTATCATCATCCGCATTGGGTGATAATAGTTTAAAATTATTTGATATGGATGGAATTGTTACAATTGATTTATTTAAAGTTATGCAAAGAGACCATAAATTGGATAGTTATAAATTAGATAATGTAGCATCCATATTTATTGGTTCAAAAAAAGATGATTTAAAGCCAAAAGAAATATTTGAAAAATTTAAGGGAAATTCTAATGATAGATGTGTAATTGCTAAATATTGTATTCAAGATTGTTTATTAGTTAATAAATTATTACATAAATTGAAAATTATTGAAAATAATAGTGGCATGGGTAATGTTTGTTTAGTTCCTTTAAATTATTTATTTAAGAGAGGTCAAGGGATTAAGATTTATTCTTTGATTACAAATGAATGTATGAAACGTAATTTCGTAATTCCAGTTAAAAAATATGTTATTAATGATATTGATATTGATGGTTATGAAGGAGCAATTGTTCTTGAACCAAAAGAAGGTATTTATTTGGATGAACCTATTGTTGTATTTGATTACGGGTCTTTATATCCATCATCAATGATATCGAGAAATTTATCACATGATACATATGTATTAAATGAGAAATATTTAACGATTGATGACCCTAATGTAGAATTTGTAAAAGTTAATTATGATTTGTATGAAGGATTGGGGGATAAAAAACGCAAGGTTGGAGTTAAAGAATGCACATTTGCAAAATATAAGGATGGTAGAAAAGGAATTATTCCTGATATCTTATCATTATTATTGGAAGAAAGAAAAACAACAAAAAATAAAATAGAACATTCAACGATTATAAAGAAAGACGGAAGTTCTATTATTGGAATAATTCATGAAAATAATGATGATGAAGTTAATATTACAACTCCTGATAAAATTAAACATAAAATTAGAAAAATAGATATTGAAATTATTAAAGATACTTATAATAAATTTGAAAAAGATGTATTTGATGCATTGCAAGCTGCTTATAAAGTCACTGCAAACTCTTTATATGGTCAAATTGGTGCGAGAACATCGCCTATTTATTTAAAAGAAATTGCGGCATGTACAACGGCAACAGGACGAGAAATGATAATGTTGGCAAAAGAATATGTTGAAACAAATTATAATGCTGATGTTATTTATGGTGATAGTGTTATGCCATATACACCAATTACTTATAAAATTGATAATAATATTTATGTGAATACATTTGAAAATATTGAGGGTAAATGGATTAATTATAGAGAATTTAAATCAAATGATAAAGACCGATATAATAAAGAGCAATATTTACCAAACGATATGTATGTATGGACTGATATGGGATGGGCTAAAATCAAACGTTTCATCAGACATAAAACCATTAAAAAGATTTATAGAATTATAACAAAAACAGGTATTGTTGATGTTACCGAGGACCATTCATTATTGGATAATAAAAGAGAAATCATTAAACCGTCTAAATGTAAGGTTGGACAAGAATTATTACATTCTAAACCTGATATTAAGGATTTAAATTTTAAAGATTTTAATGATAATATTGATTATTATTTAAATAAAATTGCTGATAATGATGATTATATTGAAACAACTGAACAAATTGAGGCGCAAAAATATGTTATTATATTACAATCATTATATTATAATATTTCAATAGAATACAATAATAATATTTATAAAATTAATTATAAAAATAATGAAAATGATAATAATGATATTAAAAAAATAGAAGTTTTATTTGATACATATGATGGATATGTTTATGATATTGAAACGGAACATGGAGTATTTCATGGTGGTATTGGAAATTTAATTTTAAAAAATACTGATTCAATTTTCTGTAAGTTTCCATTAAAGGATACTGAAGGGGAATTGATATTTGGTAAAAATTCTTTACCGGTTGCAATTAAAATTGGTAAAGATGTTGAAAAGAATATTGCGAGTATTATGCCATATCCACAAAAACTAAATTATGAAAAATGTTTATATCCGTTTATATTATTTAGTAAGAAACGATATGTTGGTAATTTGTATGAAATGGACGTTGAAAAATTTAAGCAAAAATCAATGGGAATTGTATTAAAAAGACGTGATAATGCAAATATAGTTAAAAAAATATATGGAGGTATTATTAATATTATTTTAAATAGTCAGGATTTAGACAAATCAATTAGATTTTTACGTGAAGAATTATCAGATTTAGTTAATGGTAAAGCAGATTTTAATGATTTAATTTTATCAAAAACTTTAAAATCTTCTTATAAAGACCCAACAAAAATTGCGCATAAAGTTTTAGCAGATAGAATTGGTATCAGAGATGCAGGAAATAAACCTGCATGCAATGATAGAATAGCTTATATTTATATTAAAAATCCTGGTGCAAAACTTCAGGGAGATAAAATAGAAACACCTGAATATATAAAAGAAAATGCATTAGAACCTGATTATTTACATTATATTACAAATCAAATAATGAAACCTGTATTACAATTATATGCATTATGTTTAACTGAATTAGATGATTATAAGGAAAATCATGATTATTGGGATATTATTGATGCACAATTACAATTAAAACCATTATATCAAGACCCGATTAAACGTAAAAGACGTTTAGACAATTTAAAATTAATTAAAGTTCAAGAAATATTATTTGATGAATATATTAATAAACTTAAAGAACCAAAAGAACCTAAAAAAACTCGTGCAGCAGCAACTAAAAAGAAAGAAGTAGCTAAGAAAGAAGCTAAAAGTGAAATTCAAGAAGAAGTTGAAGGAGAAGTTAAAGGAGAAGTTGGAATAGCTATAAAAATGACTGGAGATATTAAAATAGTACATAGTAAAGCTAAAGAGGCAATAACTTATTCAATAAAGATTATAAATGAAGGTAAGATAATATATAATGAGGAAAACAAGGAAGGAATTAAGGATTTAACGAAAGAAAAAATATTAAATGATTTATTGATAAAACTTTATAAGAAATATAAGAAAGAAAATGCAGATTTTAAATTAGATATTAAAATAAATTATAAAGATTATATTAAAAAATTTAAATTATTATTAAATAAATATTTGAGTTATATTGAAAAAACAAAAGATTATAATCCATTGGCAAATGATATCAGTATGATTAAAAGTCATAAAGAATTATCGGATAATGCGGATATCTTAGAAATTAAAGATAATATTAATCTATTATTAGATTAAAAAGATATATATAAAATAAAATGGGAGCATCTGAAACAAAAATCGTATATCAAGAAGACATTAAAAATGCATTTCCAGCAGGTGAAATAAACTTAGATGATGCATGTCAAGTTATTAAATGCACACCTACGCCTAAAAATACAATTGAAGATTTTACCAATTATAATAAAAAAAATAATTATTGGTTCTTATTATTATTTTTGCTTTTATTCATTTTTCTCATTCATATTACATAATAAATTGATATAAGGATAATTTATTATTAATAAAACATGGGAGTGTAGTTCAACGGTTAGAGCACTGCTCTTATGAAGCAGAGACCAGGGTTCAACTCCCTGCACTCCTATTTTTTTATTTTTAAGTTAATTATAACATTGAAGGTTATAATTATCTAAATATTTTTTATAAACTTCTACGGTTGCATAACTATTATTTCCCGGACGATTTTGAATACCTGGAATATGATTTTTAGCATAAAAGAATTTAGTATATTCTAATGCATCGGGTTCAACTCTGCCAATATCATAATTTTTAACAACTGATTTATTTGAAATATCACATGAATATAAACCTTTCATTTTTTCTATATTTTATATAAAGAAATAAAATATAAAGGATAAATAAAATGGAAAGAGATAAAAAGGATTTTGAAAAAGATGGTTTAGATAATGATGAAATTATCATTATCATTAAAGAAATAAGACAAAAAATAGAGGTTAATTTAACCGTTGATATTTCAGAAAAATTAAAAACCGAATATCCATTTTTCGTAGAACGTTATCCTGTATTATTTGATATTGCAACTAGAACAAGTGAACCTTTCAATTGGGAATATCTTAATTATTTCTTATCTATGAGAACAAAAATTATTAATGATGAATTAACATCAGATAAAGCATCGGTTATTATTGGTCAAGAATGGTTTAATAAACATACAAATATTAAAGAACCTCTTGAACCTCCTGTTCGATTTATAAGAAAAAATAAAGAAAATAATTTAAATAAAAAGAGAAAAGTTTAATAATCTTCTAAAAAGTCATATTCATTATCATCATCAATGTCATTATCTGAATTATAATCATAATCATCATAATAATCATCATAATAATTATTTTCTAATAAAATCTCTTTTTCTCTTTGTTTTTCTTCTTCTTCCATATCAAGTTTTAATTGATAAAGTTTATCTAATTCATCATAATCAATTTCTGGTTTTGGTTTAGGATTTATAAACATATATCTGTAATGGTCTTCAACATCTTCATCTCTTTTTTCAGGGTTTTCTTCTTCTTTTTTTTCATTTTCTTCGTTCAAAGATAAAGATTTTGATTTTGATAAATATTTATCATCATATGAACGCATATAATATTCAATTAATTTATATTTTTTTTGTTTTTCATTATTAGTATAACAATTAATTAATAAATTCATTCTATGATTTAAAATATTATTTTTCAAATCTTTGCGTGTCATTATAAAAGTAGAATGGCAATTTAAATAATCTGATAAATTATTATTATATAGAAAATATGTAAAATTAGTAATCATACTTTATTATTATTATTTATTTATTATTATGATTAATATTTATATATTTATCATTTTTTATTTTATATTTATAGATAACTTATGAAAACTAAAAAATCAATTAATCTTTTAGATAGATATCTAAAATATCAAAATATTAATTCTATTATTAATGATAAAATAAAAAATGCTAAAAATAAATGTTTATATCCAATTAAAAATGGTGCATATACATTAAATAATGTAATTTTATTATATAAACGATTAGGAATTGAATCAGCAGATGGAAGTGTTTATTTATCACAAATAAAAGATACAAAAAATATATATAAGTTTGCTACAAAAATACAATTATTGACAAGTAAGAGTTATAAAGAACTTAAATATTTAGATTTGTTAACAAGGGTATCAATAAAAACTAAGAATATTCATTTACCTTTAATGTATAATAATTTAGAATGTAGTTATTTTAATAAAGAAGATAAATTATTGCCTGTAAATCTTAGAGATGAAAAATATAAATATATTAATTCATATTTTTCAACTTTTGTTGAATTAGCAAATGGTGATTTAGGAACTTATATTAATCATAATATTAACAAAAGCACATTTACAATTAAAGATTATAATAATGCTCTTTCTCAATGTTTTATTGGTATCTTAACTTGTCATAGAAATTATATCATGCACAAAGATGCACATTTATATAATTTCTTGTATCATATTATACAAAAAAATAATCTATCATGTTTTAAATATGTATTTAAAGATTTAGTTTTTTATATTGAAAACATTGGTTTAAATTGGGTAATATGGGATTTTGGACGAAGTGATGATATAACTTTTTTTAAAAATAATAATTATATTGATGATTATTTAGATTTATTAGAAACATTAATTGATGATAATAATGTAATAATATCTACTAAATATAAATCATATTTATTTGAAATATATAATGGAATTAAATCATTTAATAGAGATTATGACTTAATTAAATATTTATTAGAAAAAAAATTATTATTTTCGGATAAACAAATAGGAACAATAATTACAACAATAATATTATAAAGAATTAATTTTAATAATAATATTATTAATGATTTCTTGAATTTTATCAATATCTACATCTTTACTATGTTTATAATTAATAAAACAATTATTATTTTTAATAATTAATGTTATTCTATTATTAATTTTATATTCGATAACATTAATAATATATTTTTGATTAATATCATTTGTGCATGCGAATGTGTGAGTTGGCAATTTAATTTCATTGAATAATAAAATATAAAAACTTATTTTATCATTAATAATTGTTGTATCCTCTAAACGTCTTGTATAGACATATTGACTATCATTTGATAAATCATAAACATAATTGCAATTATTGCGACAATAATATGCAATATCACATTGTTTTGTCTTTTTAAAATTACTTTTAATTTTTTTAATTAAATCATCATTAATAAAAATATTTATTTTATTTTCATCTGATGTTATCGATTTTTGCATTAAATAAAAATCAATAACATTTGTATTTTCTGTGATTAAATCTTTGATATTAATCATTTTTAATTATTTTATATATAATTTTATAATCATTTTTTATTTTTATACATAAATAAAAATTGAAATATAAATATAGAAACTTAAAATATATGATTGATTATAAATCATTAACAAAAAAAGAAATAACTGATTTATTAATTAAATCTGATATTCAATATTATAATTTAGGCGATCCTATTTTTACTGATGATGAATATGACGAAATTAAAGAATATCTAAAATCCATTGATAAAAAGAATGAATATTTTAAAAGAATTGGTGCAGATGTTGCAATTGATAATAAAGTTAAATTACCATTCTTTCTTGGTTCTCAAGATAAAATTAAAGATGATGATAAAGTTTTACAAAAATGGCTTAAAAAATATAATACTCCATCATCTTATGTAATCAGTGAAAAATTAGATGGTATTTCTTGTTTGATTATTATAAACAATAATAATATTAGAATATATACCCGTGGTAATGGTATTTATGGACAAGATATAACACAAATAAAAGATATTATTAAAGGTATTCCAAAATTTAATGATAAACACAAAATTGCAATTAGAGGTGAGTTAATTATTAGTAAAACTAATTGGGCTAAAATTTCAGATAAAGGAGCAAACGCCCGTAATGTAGTTGCAGGAACTATTAATTCTAAAGTAATTGATAAAGATATTGCAAAATATATTGAATTTATTTCATATGATGTTTTAAATCCTAGAACAAATATTCAAAAAGCTTTAGAATATGCAGCAAGTTTAAAATTTAAAGTTGTTAAATATATTACAACTGATGAATTATCTATTTCAAATTTATATGAATTATTTAAAAATTGGAAAGAAACATGTAATTATGATATTGATGGCTTAGTTATTACTCATAATGATATTTATAAAATTAAATCAGGTGAAAATCCAAAATATTCATTTGCTTTCAAATCCTTAAAAATGCAAGAAGAAGTTGATGTTATTGTTTCTGATATTGAATGGAATATTAGCAAAGATAAATATATCAAACCAATCGTTAAATTTAATGAAATACAATTAAATGGAGTTAAAATTAAACAGGCAACCGGATTTAATGCCGATTATATCGTTAAAAATATTATTGGGATTGGCTCTAAAATTACTATTATCAGGTCAGGTGATGTAATCCCTTATATCAAAAATGTTTTAAAACCGGCAACGAATGGGAAACCATTATTACCGATTGTTCCTTATATATGGAAGGGGAAAGATATAATATTAGATACGGTCGCTAAAAATAGGGAACAGGATATTAAAATTTACAGTTATTTTATGAAAACTTTAAATATTAAAGGTATTGGAGAAGGTATTATAACAAAATTATATGATAATTCATTTGATACATTACAGAAAATTATTAATATAACAAAAGATGAACTTGTGAATATTGAAGGTTTTAAAGATAAAAGCGCTAATAACTTAATTGAATCATTAAAATCCATAAAAACTAAAAAATGTTTAGAAATAATGCATGCTTCAAATCTTTTAGGACGAGGTTTAGGTGAGAAAAAATTAAATTTAGTTTTTGAAGTATATCCTTTTATTTGTAGCGACCAAGAAAAAACCCTTAAATTAACTATTGATGATTTAAAAAAAATAAATGGATTAGGAGAAGTTAGTGCAGCTCTTATTATATCAAATTTAAAAACTTTTCTAGAATTTTATAATTCTTTAAATATTAATAATGATGATGATAATGATGAAGATAATAATGATGATAATGATAAGAGGAAAAAAGGAAAGAAAGATGAAAAGATAATAATAAATAATAAATATAAAAATAATATTTATGTATTCACTGGAATTAGAGATAAGAATTTAGAAGCAATTATTATTGCAAGTGGTGGAAAACTTTCAAATATCGTTAATAAAAAGACAACTTATTTAATAGTTAAAAATTATAATGATAATACGGTTAAAGTTAAAACTGCAAGAGATTTGAATATACCAATTATAAGTTATGATGATTTTATTAAATAATAATAAAATTAGAATAATAAATGAGTTGTAGTTCAGATAGCACTAAAAATACAGATATTAAAGCTGCAACTTTTAATACATTAAATAGTTTACATAAATATAGTGGTAATTCTTTGTTTATTCCTACTAATATCAATGACCCTTTTAATGTAAGTTTCATAAATGCTTATGGAGATAATATTAATACTAATTTAGATGAATTAGATGATAATAAGAATAATTTATTTATCCGTGATGAAATTACATCTAATGTATATCAAAATTGTGCAATTCAAGCAAATAATCCTTGGTTTACAACAAGTTCAGATTTTAAAAAATGTGAAATTATAAAAAATATTGAATTAGATAATAAATTAAATTTAAGTGCTGATAAAACAAAAGTTATTCTTAATTTAAAAAGTAAAAATAAATCAAAAACTGCATTTAGCCCTTATTATTTTAATATAAATAAAGCATATTGCGAGAATAAATGGTATGATTGGATTATTACGCCTAATTATTATTTAGGTAATACCTATTATAAAGATACATCAAAATATAGGGATGTTGATGTTTATAAATGTTATAAACCATGTAATGAAGATTATATACCTTATAAAACAGAAAAAGGAGAACATAAATGTATTCCAAAAAAATTATTTGGAAATGGCATTTTTTCAGATAAATATATATTTTCTCCAATAGGATTAATTAATTTAATTGGTAATATTTTAATAAATGTTAATGATAAAGATTTAATATGGTTATTATATAAATCAATTATTGATTATAATTTAGAAAAAAATATTGATACAGAAATTTATACAATAAATAATGATGTAAAAAACCATTTAGAATCTAAGAAATCTAATATTTCTGCTAGTATACTAGCAGAATTTAAAAATTGTATTGCTAATCATATTTTAAACAATTTTTCAAATGAAAAAGAGCAAGATTATAGTTATATAAAAGAATTTACATATAAAAATAGAAAATTTAATGAAAATGAACCAGAGATGTATACATTAAGTGGTTTGGATTCATCTGGTGTTCTTATTCATCCAATATTACATCATACATGGATATTAGCAAATATATTTAAACCAGTTTTAGAAGAAGATATTAATATCATTAATACAATAGATACTGATTTAAAATCTAAAGGTAGTCATCTTTTATTTACAAGATTGAAACAATTATTCAATGATGATGAAAATAAAGCTATACGATTAAAAAATATCTTTTATAAAGCAGTTAATATTTGTTATGATAATAAAACAAATTTTAGCACCAATATTATAAATTTAACAAAAAAATCATTAGAATATTATAAAGATAATAATAAATCAAGTATATATTTACCATTATTAAAAGAATATCATAATCCTAACTTAACATCAGATACAATATATTCAAGTGATTTATATTCAACAGATAATAAACCTTTTTTTAAGGAACATAAATTTTATAAAGATTTTGAATTAAATGATTTATATATAAAATATCCAGACAACTCATCAATATTATTAGGTAATGTAAATAATAATAATGATAATACAAGATTTAAATATTTTTTTTCAGTTGAAGATTTAGAAATTAAGACCTGTGAAAAAGGTTATTTTTTTAATACTAGATTGCAACAATGTGAAAAACAAGCAATTATTATAAAAAAAGAAAACGAAGAAATAAATGACGACATTGATGATAATTTTAGTATACCTAAATTACAAAATATATTTTTTATATTTTTGCAAATAGTATTATTTATTCTTGGAATATATATAATCTATATATTTTATGATATTTTTGGTGAAACTATATTAACTTTATATAATTTCATATATATGAAAATTTCTGAATATCATGTATATTTTAATAAAATGTATGGACCTTCAATTATTCCTCGTAATTATCATAATGAAAAACATGAAGATAATTATAATGCCGACCTTGATTATAAGTTATCTGCACTTCAATATGAAAATTTGAAAAACAATAAATTAAAAATAGATGAATATATATATAGTCATAAATAAAATTAAGTTTTATTTAATACTACATGAAGAGAATGTTTTTCTATGTAAATCATGAATTCCATGTTCTAATATTGCATTACGATGTTTTAATGTCGCATAACCCATATTTTTTAGCAAATCATATTTATTTAATTCTGGATTATCTTTTACAATTGATATTATTTCATTATCATGATAATCTTTTGCAATTATAGATGCTGCAGCAATATTTATATATTTAGTATCACCTTTAGTAATACATGAATAATCAATAATTTCATCATCATCAGGAGAAATAATTGGTTTAAAATAATTACCATCTACAATTATAGATGTAAATTTATATTTTTTATATGCAATAAATAATGCTCTATGCATTGCTTTAATAGCAGCTTGAAGTATATTTATTTCATCAATTTCTTTTGGTGTCGCAATTCCAATACCATAAGTTAATGCTTTTTCTTTAATATAATTGGCTAAAATAGTTCTTTTCTTAAATGATAATTTTTTTGAATCTTTAATTTGAAAAAACAATTCATCATCTAAATCATCAGGCATAATAACCGCAGCAGCTACAACATTACCAAATAATGTTCCTCTTCCTACTTCATCAACGCCAATCGTAAATAAATTACTTTTTAAATAAGTATTATTATTTATTTCTGTCATATTATTTATTTATATTAATAATAAATTCATTTTTTTATTATTATTTATTTAGAATATATAATGCATCTCCCCACCCATGTTGGGTCATTTTAGTTAATACTTTTTTAAAATTATATTTAGATAAAAAATCATCAATTTCATGAATTATTGCACCATTTATATATAATTTGGTTTCACTAACTTCTAAATATATTACCTTTGCATAAATAATAGAATTAATACTACCTTTTAATGCTAATAATTCAGCTCCTTGAATATCAAAATTCCAGAAATCATATTTTGATGCATTTAAATTATTTCTTTGTAAAAAAGTATCAATTGTAATACTATTCATTTTAACTTTATCAACATATACAACTTCTGGATGTTCATATGAATGTGTTCCAAATTCAAATATACTTGATGATTGATGATTATTTGAAATATTAAATGTTAATTCTTCATCGTCTTTATCAGTTATTAGAGCATTATAAACATTTGGAATTCCTCTATTTTTTGCCTCTTCTACTTTAAATGGAAGAGCATCAATCCATATAATATCTTCATTATTTAATCCAAGATTATTATATAATGTTAGTTCTTCGCAATTATGTGCACCAATATGCATGCAACCATTTATAATTATATTATTTAAATCTAAAATATTTTTTATTTCATCTTTTGAAATTATATACATTTAATATTATATAATTTATTATGTTAACTATTTTAACGCATAATAAAAATTGACTTTAAGAATATAAAATAAGTTAAATTATATATATAAATTTTAAAATAATGGATGAATTAATGCATAATTTTAATAAAATTTTAGATGAAAAAAGAGAAGTTGATGTAATTGTATCTGATATTGAGTGGAATATTAGTAAAGATAAATATATAAAACCTATGGTTAAGTTTAATGAAATTAAATTAAATGGTGTTAAAATTAAACAAGCAACTGGATTTAATGCAGATTATATTGTTAAAAATATTATTGGTGTAGGTTCTAAAATTACTATTATTCGTTCAGGAGATGTTATACCTTATATTAAAAATGTTATAAATCCTTCAACTAATGGAAAACCATTAATGCCTTTATTACCCTATAAATGGAAAGGTAAAGACATAATAACCGCAGCAGCTACGACATTACCAAATAGCGTCCCTCTTCCTACCTCATCAACGCCAATCGTAAATAAATTACTTTTTAAATAAGTATTATTAATTGTTTCAGTCATATTATTTATTTATATTAATAATAATTCATTTTTTAAATAATCATAAATAAAAATTGACTTTAAGAATATAAAATAAGTTAAATTATATATATAAATTTTAAAATAATGGATGAATTAATGCATAATTTTAATAAAATTTTAGATGAGAAGAAAGAAGAGATTATTGCTATTGCAACGGCAAAAAAAAAAGATGATAAAAAAATGACAAATGTAGATAAACTTGATATGGACACATCAAAAGCAATATATAGAATAAATGCCGCGACGGAAAAAAAATATAAGGATTCGGCGCAATATAAAAAAAAGGCGAATGAATATTCAGGACAGAGTAGCAATCCTTAATAATTTAAAAGAAAGACCATTAATTAAGCAAAGAACTGAAGAATGGTTTAAATTACGTGAGAATAGATTGACAGCTAGTGATTTACATGATGCAGTTTATCATCCAATTACATTAATTAAAAAAAAAATAAAAAATGTTTCATTTAATTCTTATTCAATTCCTGCTTTAAAATGGGGTTGTATGTTTGAACAAGCAGCAATTAATATTTATTCACATATAAATTCAACAAAAGTTAATGAATTTGGATTATTGGTTAATGATAATATTAATAATTTTGGGGCATCACCTGATGGTATTACTGATGAAGGTATAATGATTGAAATTAAATGCCCATATTCTAGAGAAATCAAGGATAAAGTAATACCTGATAAATATTATTATCAAATGCAGGGACAAATGGCAGTATGTGAATTAGATATTTGTGATTATATTGAATGTAAATTTAAAGCATTTAATAATATTGATGATTATATTGATAATATTAAAGATTTAGATGAAAAAGATAATTATAAGCATGGAATTATTGCTGAATTGAAAGACCATTCTTATATATATTCAACACCTAATCAAAATTATAATGATAATATTGATGAGATGAAAAAAATAGATAATTGTATTTATGTATATTGGTATTTAGAAATTATTAATGTTCAAAGAGTTCATTTTGATAAAGATAAATGGAATAATAAAACGGTTAAAAAAATCGCAGCTTATTGGAAATTATATCAGGAAGAACTTAATAAAAGACCAGTTAATTTATTTATTGAAGATAATGATTAAATAATTTATTTTTTAAATTCAGTTTATAAACAATTGTATAACCTGAATAATCATTTTCAATAAATTTGAAATGTTGTAAATTATGTATTAAGCCATCATAAAATATTACAATTTTAATACTTTCTTCTATTTTTTTAACAATTATAAAAATATTTTTTAATTTATTGAAATTATATGTTAATTTTGTTTTTTGCATATCATTGCTAATCATTTCAATGATATTATTTTTATTATTAGAATTTATTTCTGATATATATATTGATGATTTAATCTCATTTATAAAATGATGTAAATTAACATAATCATCAATTGTTATTAATTTATTGTTGATTGATGAATATTTTGTAAATATTTTATCATCTTTTATAATATCATCATTCTTATATTCATCATCATTTTTATAATTATAATAATTATTTTTATAATCATTATAATTATTAGCATTAGCAATATTATTATCAGATATTAATAATGTATATTTATCAATTATTGTAATAACTGCTAAAATAAATATTAAACATATTATTAATATTAAAAGTATGTTCATTATTATTCTATTCTTTTATTATATTTAAGTTGCTGAAATATATCCTGTAGTTGTTACAGTTTCGGGATTTATTGTAGTCATAGTTTTAACATCTATTAATATAGTAAAACGTTCAATAGTATTTGCTAATATTCCACTTCCTAATTTAAATTTTAATACATTATTATTATAAGTTGGAGTTGTCAAAGCTGTAGCATTTCCTATTATTTCTTGATTAGGTTTAATAATAAAATCATTAATAATTGGTATATTAATAACTTTATCTGATGTAATAGTTTTATTAGATATTAAATTTAATTTTAAAGTTTTATCAGTGTCAGATATAGTATATTTACATACTATCGTATCTGGTGTATATACATTATTATTAATTGATATTGCCGGATTTACATTTGAACCTAGAGAAATATTTTTATTAAATGTATCAAAACTTGCTAATATTCCATTATTACTATCATAAATATTTATACTTTGTATATTACTTGAGTTTGCATTACTTGAAAAAATATTAAAATTATTACCTGAGATTTTCATTTGAATACATGAACGTTTCAAAGGGTCTGTTTCACTATTACAAATATTAAATGAATTATTAGCATCTGTTACAGATGTGAAATTTTTAAAAGCAGTAAATGGGTATACAACATTAATACCATTAATTGTAATATTAGATTTTGTAATATCATCATTAATGATATTATTGCTAGTTACTTGAAACATATTTAATATATTTGAATTTAATGCAATTAAATTATTAGGAACATTCTTAACAATGATTTCTTGATTTTTATTAACTTTTGCAAGTTCATTTATAACATTATCTTGTAATTTATTAAAAGCATTTGATGTATTGTTAATACTCTTTTCAGATGTTTCTAAATTTTTGTTAATATCAACCGTATAAGTTGTATATGAATTATAAACATATGCTAATAATAAAAATACTAAAACCATTAATAATAAAATAAATATACCCATAAATATTAATATAAAATCATTCATTTTATTCTATCATTTAATTATAAATTAATTATTTTAATTTCACTTTCAATATTATCACCTCCAATTTTAACTACTTTTATATTCTCATTACCTCCGTCAATTGCAGGTTTTTCTTGTTTTACATTATTTTCATTACTATCATGTTGAATTTCTTCTTCTTCATCAGTTTCACTTTCTTCCTCTTCTTCTTCCTCTTCTTCTTCCTCTTCCTCTTCTTCTTCCTCTTCTTCCTCTTCACTTCCACCTTCAAGTTCTTCCTCTTCACTTCCACCTTCAAGTTCGTCTTCATCACTATCTTCAAGTTCTCCATCTGAACCCCCATAAACTTCATCATTATAATCATTATAAGCATCATCGTTATAATCATCAACTTCAATATCTCCACCTCTTTTTTTAGGTATAGCTTTAGCTTTTGGTTTGGCTTTGGCTTTAGTTTTTGTTTTAGTTTTTATATCATCTTTTTTATTATCATTATCAATAATTTTATTATCATTATCAATAATTTCATCATTATTATTATCATCAATATAATAATTATCATCATCCAATATTTCAAGAGAATTATTTGGTAATTCTGTATAATCACAATTAAATCTCATTTGTAAATTCATAGCTTCTAATTCTTGATTTAAAAGTTTCATACAATAAGGGGTTTCAATAATACTACTTTCATTACCTTCGCATAGAGGACAAATACAAGAATTAATTTTCTTAGAATAATTTGGAATTATACCGCATTTTTTGCAAACTTGCCATCTGTATTTGTCTGAACGTTCCATCATACTTTCTTGAATAAATCCTGAAATTCCATGACTGATTAAACTATCCCTTTCCATTTCTCCGATACGTAATCCTCCTTCTTTTCGACGCCCTCCTGTTGGTTGTCTTGTTAATTGTGTCATTGGACCTTTTCCGCGTGCATTAATTTTTTCAGCAACCATATGTTTTAATCTAAAATAATAAGTTGGACCAATAAATATTTCTGTATGCATTTGGCGACCTGTGAAACCATTATATAAAATCTCATTTCCATGTTTATGATAATCATGTTTTTCTAAATTATCATAAATAGATTTATGGTCAATATCTATATAAATTGTTCCATCTCCTAAATAGCCTTCTAAACAACATAATTTAGAATATACACATTCAACAAGATGTCCAATTGTCATACGAGAAGGGATGGCATGAGGATTAACAATTAAATCAGGTTTTATGCCATCTTTAGTAAAAGGCATATTTTCTTCGGATAATATCATACCAATAACTCCTTTTTGTCCATGACGAGATGAATGTTTATCTCCAAATTCAGGTATTTTTATTTTTAAAAATTTAATTTTACAAATCATTGTATCAGAATCAATTCCTGTTTTATTATCATAATAAACATCATCAATATATCCATAATGACTATCATCACTTGTTATAGATATATCAGTATAAGTAGTTTCTTTTATTTGTTCAACAAAAAGACCATTCTTAACTTCTCTTAATGTTTCTTTTTCTAATATCATACCTATAACAACGGCTTTTTGACCTCTTGGAATATAAGAACCTTTAATGGCAAATCCTCGTTCATCTAATAAATCATAATTGGCGCGTTTAATACCTTGAACAGTAATTTTATTTTTTTTATTTATATCATCAATTTTATAAAAATTATTAGGATTTCCGAATATTATTCTTTCATAATCAGATACTTTTTTAGCAGTAGCCGTTATTGATTTATAATAAGATAAATGAAATAATCCTCTATTGATAGAATTTCTATTTATGATTAAACTATCTTCTTGATTATAACCTGTATAAGTCATGATGGCAACTATAAGATTTACACCATTAGCCATATAATCACTTCCTGTATATTGAGAATGTCTTGTATTTATAATTGGTCTTTGTGGATAATGTTGAATAAATCCGAATGTATCAAATCTTTTTTTAAAATTAGTTGCATATATTCCAATTGCTTGTTTTGTTTGTGCGGCATGGAAAACATTACGAGCTGCTGCATTATGATTACACATAGGAATATTACCTGTAACAACACTTACAATTGTTGATGGATGTATTTCAAGATGAGTATGAAAATTATTAATATCATTTTGATACATAGCAATTAATGATACGTCTGACTCTTGAGCATCAATATATTCAATAACTGCTTCATCTTTTTCTAAAATTTCAGTAATTTGGATAATATCTTTATTATTAAAAATAGGAAGGGTTAAAGGATTAATATAATAATTTTTATAATAAATTTGTTCATTTCTATCATCATTAGGATAATATTTACCTATAATCATATCAAACCAATTTGAATATTTATTTTTAAATATTTTTGTAATACCATTTTTAACTATTATTAATGGTCTTACTGCTCTTCCCGTTTCAGTAAATATTCTTATTTCATTATAAGCAATATGCCATGATATTGAAGTTAATATATTAATTAAAGCATTTCTACGATAAGCCTTTAATATACGATTAACATTAATCGGGTCATTTGTAATACCAAACCAAGTATTATTAATAAAAACTTTAGTAATATTTCTATCCATTGGTAAATTATAAAATTCTATTGGTATAACTCCAATATCAACTAAACATGATTTAATAAATTCGGCATTTGTTCCTGCTGCTACTTTTGATAAAAAAGCTAAGTTTTTTAGATAACCAACTGAAGCACCATCAGGAGTTTCAAAAGGACACATAATACCCCATTGTTGTGAATGTAATTTATGAGGACTAGTTATTTTTAAACTTCTATCAATAGGCATATTAACTCTTCTTAAATGTGATAAATAGCCAATATAGCTAATTCTTGATAAATCTTGGACACGACCTAATTCGGGGTCATCATCACTTGCTAGACCCCAACGACCTTTAAGAGATTTTGCAAAAGTTTCAGCAATAAGAACATTTCGAATTAAACGATAAATATTATCTTTATTAATAAAATTGCTAAAATTATTTGTATTTTTCCATGCACCATAATAATAAAATTGATCCATGGTATCTCGAATATCTTTACGTAATTTTGCATAAGCTTCTTGAAATAATTCTGCTAATAGGAAACCACTGATATTAATTCTTTTATAGAAATAATTATCTCTGTCAGTTTCTAATTTTATTTTTAAACATACATTAATAAATTCTTTTGTTAAATAACCTAAATATTTACTTTTATTTTTAAATAATTCAATATTTGGCAAAACATCTGCTGATAATATATATTTAACATGGTCAGTTGTTTTATATTTAACTCTGAATTTAATATAATTAAGTGCATCTTCTTGAGTATAAATATATTTCTTTACACCATCATTTAAATAATAATTATCAACTAATGATGGTCTAATAAAATTTGTAAAATAAGTTTCCTCAATTGGTGTATTATTAATTCCAAAAATAGCTTCATAAATTTCTTTATCACTTTCCAAACCAAGAGCTCTAAATACAATAAATAATGGTATTTTACCTTCAACCGTTGGCAAACTAACTAAAATGCAGCCTTTTTGATGAAAATGCTTTTCAGTAACATCATCATTATTTTTAACTAGATAGAATTCAACACTTCGAGGTTTTAATAATGATTCGCCACTATCAGCACTACAACGAATAAAACCTTTATAAATAAAATTATCATCATCTTTTAATTTATTTGTAAATAAACAATTAGTTGTTAAACTTTCTTGAGCTACAATAACTTTTTCTTTACCATCAATAATAAAATAACCTCCACAATCATAAATACATTCTCCCAATAATTGCAAAACTTTATTACCATTTCCATTTAAAACACAAATATCTGAATGCAACATAATAGGAATACTTCCGATTGCAACATTTTTTAAAGTAGTAGTTGTAATTTCATCATCACTATTAGTAACTTTAACAAGAACATTTGCATATATATGAGTTTCATATGTCAAATTTTTTAATCTTGCATCATTTGGAGTTAATATTTTATTTAATTTTCCATCAGCATTATAATCAGATATAATTGGATGGTCAATAAATATTTCATCTGTATTTTCACCGCCAATAAAAACATCAACTTGCATAATTTTTTTTGTTTTATCATTTTCATCATATTTAATCATAGTTATAGGATTATATGAACTTATAGTTTTTGGAATATAAGTTTTAATCAATTCTCTATAACTGTCTAAATGATGATTAGTAAAAGGATATTTATGATTTTTAAAATATAAATCTATTATTGCCCAATCGTCCATTTATATTTAATATATATAAAAAAAATTGATTTTTAATTATATATTATTATTTAAGAAATAAAAATGTCTTCTGATGATGAAATTGAATTATTGTCAAATGACTCAATTCAAATATTAGATGTTGATAATGATAATTCAATGTTAATGAAAATGGATTATGTATCATTAATTAGATATATCAAACATTGGTCATATAATAGACAAATTAATGAAGAATTCGTGAATGAATTATATGATAGTATTGTTAATAATAATAAAGTTATATGGACTTTAACAGCTATTAAGGAACGTTCAAATGATAATTTATATTTGATTGATGGACAACATAGATTTGAAGCCATTAAAAAAAGAATGACTGAGGATAATAATTTACAGTATAATAGTAATATTTATATTAATGTTTATTTGATAAATAATAAAGAAAATGATAGTCAATACATTATTGATTTATTTACTAAAATAAATAAAAATACTCCATTAGGAGAAAATGATTATCCAGATAATACAATCATTAATATTATTCAAAAAATTGTAGATGACCCGGTGTTGAAGAAAGGAATTAAAACTGATGAAAAAAGACATTCATCACATCAGCCATATATTCATAAGAAAACATTAAATGAATTATTTCAAAAAAATAAAGAATTTATAAAAACAATGGATATTGATTTAATTATTACTAATTTAAAAATCATTAATAATCGTTTAAGATTGAAAGCATTTGAAGATATTTATATTAATGATAATATTAAAAATAGAAATAAATGGCAAAGTGCAAAAAATATTGAATTCTTCCTAGGATTAAAAGAATGTAAAGCAATTTATAAAATCGAAAATATCATTAAGAATATTAGAACACCTGAGATATTATTTCATTATTAAATTTGTAAGTTTATCTATTTTTTTATTTAATAATATTAATTCTTCCAATATTTTCTCATTTATTTCTTTCTTAATTTCTTTTTTTTATTAATATTCTTTTTTAATAATTCTATATCTATATTATATTCTTTTGATATAATTTCATAATTTATATCATCATTATTATTATCATTATAATATAATGGATAAATGATATGAGATATAACTCTTAATATAATAGCATTTTTAGTTCTTTTATGATTTAATGCAATAATATCATAATTTTTATTATTATTTACTTCTTGTAATAATTGTTCATCTTCGGTAATTGTCCATTTTTTACCTATATTTGACAATAACTGATTATCTTCCATAATAATAAAAAAAATGATAATTCTTTATATATATAATTATATCTATATAAAAAATGGATAATATCTTTGATGATGTTGATACTGATTATACAATTTTGCATGAAAGTAGTAAGAATTCATATTTAATTAAAATTAATTTTACGAATTTATTAAAAATATCAAATTCATGGTATGGAAATAGAAAAATTAATAATGCAAAAGTTAATGAATTATATGAAAGTATGACTGATGATAATTATTATATATGGACATTGGTGGCAGTTAAAGAACTAACATCAAATGAATTATATATTATTGATGGACAACACAGATGCGAAGCGATAAGGCAAAAAATAACAATTAATCCATTATATGATAATTATGTTTATTGTAATGTATATACAATTCCTTCTATAAATGATACTGATTTTATTGTTGATTTATTTAAGAAAATTAATAATAATATTCTCTTAAATCCATGGGACATGCCGGTGATTCGCATCACAAAAATAGTTGAGACAATTGTTAAAGATGCTGCATTGAAAAAAGGTATTGAGACAAGTCCAAAACATCAAAAAGCAAATCAACCTCGATTTCATCAAAAACAGTTAAATGCTTTTCTAAATAAGAATAGTTTAAATATTGAAGATATGGATGCTCCTGAAATTATTCATAATCTAAAAATAATTAATAATACTTTGGCTAAAATGACATTTGCAGATATATTTACAAAATTTCAAACAATGCCAAATGAAAATGCTTATAATAAGGCAAAAGAACTTAATTTCTTTCTAGGATTAACAGGTAGTTTTAAATTCAATCCTAGCAAATGGATTGTTCATATTAAAAATCCTAGCAAATTATTTGAATGATTTTATTTTTTTGTTTATTTTTGAAAAAAATGAATTAATAATTAATAATTAAAATAATAATAAAATGGATAAAGGTATTGGTGCGGGTGGTGCAAATACTAATTATTATGGTAAGAGATTTGAAGAAAAAACAAATAATGAAATGCGATTATTAGAAAATGAATATACTAAAAATAATATTACACATAAAATAAAAAATATTTATGATTATTATTTATCAAAAACTTTTGAGAATAAAACAATAATATTTTTATTACAAAATGGATTAAAAACTTATATGAAAAATAAATATGATATACAATTGTTTAGATGTCCAGATGAAGCATATATTATTGAATATAATGATGGTAAAAAAATAATTAAGATATTAGAAAAAAAAGAGCAAAACGTTGAAGGGTCAGTTGAAACTAAATTATGGAGTGGTCCTGCATTAAAGCGAGAATATGAATTATTATTAAATGATTTATTTGAAGTTCATTATTGTTTCTGTGTTAATAATTTTCTAAAAAAAAAGATAACATCAACAAACCAAAAATATATATTATTAAATATAATATTGAAAGAAAATGAAATTCCAATATTATATGGAGAAGATGATGATTATTTTGATAATCTTGATAATTGGATTTATTCATAATTTTAATCATAATTTTTAATCATAACTTCTTTTGTTTTTGATTCAGGATTTTTTGAATTTATACTTCTTTTACATAAAATTGAAGTTATATTATATTGTTCATTTGTAAAATTATCACGTATTAAACTAACATCTGAATTATTTAATATCATTTTAATATTATTTTGTGTTAATCTATGAATTAATGTAAATAATTTATGATGATTATTTATATCAAAACCATTATCAGTATATTTAACAAATGATGTTGTTTTTTCAGGTGCATATGGTGGGTCTATATATATAAAATCATCTATTTCAAAATTATCTCTATTTAAGGAAACATTAAAATCAACACATTCAAAAATGACATTTTGGATTAATTGATTAATATAATCTAAATGATTTTTATTAATAATTTCAGGATTATTATAATGTCCATAAGGAACATTATAACCATTTGGACCAACTCTAAAAACTCCTCTAAAACATGTTTTATTTAGAAATATAAACATTGCAGATGCAATTATAGTTTTTTTATCATCAGAACTTAATTTATTATATTCTGACCTTATCCAATAATAATAATTTTCTTTATTTATCATAGCTTCTTCGATATCCTTAGGTTTTCTATTTATATTATCATTTATTGGACATGAATTAAAGATTGTTATAATTTTTACTAATTCATCATATAATTCATTATGATTTGATTGAATATTTTTATAAGTATAAATCAACGCTTCATTTAAGTCATATGCATAAATATTACCATGAATTTTAATAATATCATTTTTAATATAAGTTAATAAAGCTAATAATACACTTCCACCTCCTAAAAACATTTCATAATAATTATTTATTTCTTTAGGGAATTGGATAATTATTTTGTCGATAATCTGAGTTTTACCACCTACCCATTTTAAAATAGGTTTTGGAATTATTACTGACATTATTATAATTTTCTTATAAGAATTAAATTCATTTTTTATTTTTATATTACCTTATCTATATAAACGGCTTCATCTTGATATAATTTATCTTTATTAATAATATTTCTTCTATTAGCTGAATAATTTTTAATATTATAATATTCAGGATTATTTCCATAATTATTATATTCATTTATTTTATCATCAATATATTTAACAAAAGATTTATCGGTTGCATCTAAAAATCCATTTGCATAAACTCTTATTTTTCCTTCATCATTTAGATATAAATTAAATGGTTCTCTTAATTTATCACTTTTATTAATTAGTTTTATAGATGAGTCAAGCACATTTCTAGGTCTTTCATTACCTGAGACATCATCTTTAAAAGAAATTGAAATAGTTTCTGTGAAAGCCATTGATAAAGGTCTTGAAAATGGAAGTAAATTTAAATAATAAATAATTTGGTCATTGCTTTCTCTTTTAACATAAATATAACCTTTACTATTCATTTTTAAATAATATTGATTATTAAATGAATATTTTCTTTTAGAAGTAGGAATATTTTCATTATAAAAAATAACATGGTCATATGTTAAAAATAATGTTCCCCATGGTGGTTCAATAACATAATTGCTTCGACCAATATATTTGTATAATGGAAATACAATTTCTTGAATACCTGGATATGTATTTCTTAATAACATCAATTCTTTAATAATATTAATACTATAGTTTTTACTATAATGATTATATTTATTTTTATTTTTATCTTCTTTTTCATTAAAATCACTATTATAGAGTGCTCTTAATTGAAAAGATAAAGCATTATTAATAATATCAACAGGTGTTTGATTCAAATTAGGATTTTTATCCGCACTTTTATTGCAATAATTTATTTCACTTTGTGTTGCTGTTTTTTTATCTAAGTAATAACAATCTTCATTAATTTTATATTTTCTTAAATTACTTGTTAAATAATCAATAATAGGTTCTGATTTCATCAAATCATGTATTGGTGTATTATTTTTATCTGCATTTAGAATACCGCATTTATAACGAAATGTTTGAGCTAAACATTTATTAGGTAAAAACGGCGACATATTAGTAGCACTATTATCATTATCAGAATCAGTAGTAGCCAAAGACGGTAATAAAGTATTAAAATCTTCTCCTGATGATTCACTTAAACAGCCTCCTTCATTACATAAATACATTAAATCATCATTATATCTGAAATTTGTTTTATCAACTTCTTTTAATTTAGATGTAAAAAAATTAACAATATTATTAATTTCAGCAGGTGTTATTAATGGTCTATTATTTTTTTTATTAATTTCATTCATTTTTTCAATATTTCTTCTTATTTTATTTTCATTAAATGTATTAACATTTGGCAATCCATTAAAACTAGTTTCTAATAATGTGGTAACTAGCCAACTTGTGCTACTTATAATATCATTAAAATTAGTAATATATTTATATTCATTTGTCATAAATGGAAAATACATAATAACTTTAATTTTATTATTATTAAAATTATATATATTCATTGGTAAAGATTTATATTTTTTTTCCAATTTTTCATCAGGAGTTCTATTAAAAAAAGATGCAACTACGTCGGTTATAGCTAATCTATAAGTTCTATCTGGTTTCTGAATATCTATTTTTTTAATTGAAGGGTTATCAAATACACTTGATGAATATTCTAATTTTCTTGAAAATGCTATATAAATCGGACTTAAAACTTTAATATCAGATGTTCCAGTAATAGAATTCATTTTATCAAATACATTTTTAATATATAATTCAATATCATTTTCCAAATTAGCAATCGATGAATCAAACTCTAAAGTTAATGATGCTTTAGGTATATGAAGACGTGCATCATATGAGTCTTGACTAAAAAAAATACATCTCATATGTTTTAGAGATGAAAATTGTAATGGATTTTTAGGTGGTACTGGTTGTCCATTACAATTGAACTTATTCCATTCTATTTTTGTATTACTTCCTCCCATATTAATTAATTATAATATAATATAATTAATGCAATACCTATAATTGCTAAATAGATATATGTTAAAACATAATTAAAATAAACAAATAAACTATGTAATAAAATAATTATGAAAATCATGGAAATAAAAATATAATAATAAATATTTTTTTTATAATTTGCAATTAAAGTATTTAAATTTTTATAAAAATTAGGGGTGAATATATGTTTAGACCAAAATGATAATTTTTTATTATATTTAATATTAAGATGATTAATTAATTGTGATTTTTGTTTATCATATCTTTCCAATATTTCAAAATTAATATATTTAATATCTTTATCTTCTTTTATAATATAAGGTAAATTTTTATCAATAAAATTATTTTTATCAATATATAATTTATTGTAAAATCCTTTTGAAATATATTCATCTAAATCAAAATATTTCAAACGATCATCTGATGAATTATATAATTTATCAGCGTCTTCTCCATATAAATTTTCAATATTATTTATATTTAATAAAATAGTTTCTTTAATCGAATATAAATATTTAACATCCGCATTATAAAGAACATTAGGATTATCATTATACTTATTTAAGGCGTATTCCAAGTTTTCCTTAAATATAATATTAGTGAATTCATAGAATTTGCCATATTTAATTAAAGTTTCATTGGTTTCTATTGATTTAATGGATGTTATTAAATTATATGTAATAAAATAATAGCATATTAGTAATATTATATATAAAATGGTATAACCATTAAAATTTAATACTAAAATAATAGCAAAAACTGATAATATAAAAGTGATTAAATATGATACAAAAGTGATTAAATATATTATCGATAATAAATTTAAATGATATTCATCACTATCGACATTTATAAAATATTTATATAAATTATATCTAGTATTATAATATTCATTCATTCTAAATAATAAAAAAATAATAATTTTATAGAAATTGATTTATATTAAACATCCTTTTTCAAGTTGATATATATAATCAATCGTATATAAAATATTAAATAACATATATAATGAAATAGTAAGTAATATTATTGCTAATATAAATAGATAATATATCATTTCTTTTATCTATTAATAATATTATAAATCATTTTATAATAATATAAAATTTTATCGGCTAATGTATATATTGCATCAAAAAATATATTTTCTTCTTTAGTATCGGCAATAAATGAAAATATAACATATACACAAATTAAATTAAAT